ATGGCGTGAACTACACCGAGTTGCAGACTGCGGTCTCCGATTACAGCGAGAACACGTTCTCGTCTACTGTCTTTGCCGACATGACTCAGTTGGCAGAGCAGAAGATCTACAACTCGGTCCAGCTTCCAGCGCTGCGTAAGAACGTCACGGGCACGCTGACCAACGGCAATCAGTACCTGTCGGCCCCCACAGACTTCCTGTCTGTCTTCAGCCTTGCTGTCATCGACGGCTCGGGGAACTACGAGTACCTGCTGAACAAGGATGTGAACTTCATCCGCTCGGCGTTTCCCAGCGCGGCAACCACGGGCACGCCCAAGTACTACGCCATCTTTGGCCCTCGCAGCGATAACCCAGACGAGTTGTCGTTCATTCTTGGGCCGACGCCCAACGCGGGGTTGACTGCGGAGTTGCACTACTTCTACTACCCGACCAGCATTGTCACGGCGGGTACGTCATGGCTTGGGGACAACTTTGAGTCTGCGCTGTTCAATGCCGTTATGGTTGAAGCTGCACGCTTCATGAAGCAAGAGCCGGACATTATTGCCATGTACGAAAAGGAACTGGCGATGTCTATGGATCTGCTGAAGAATCTTGGTGATGGCAAGAACCGTCAAGACGCCTACCGTAGTGGTCAGGTTCGCTACCCAGTCAAGTAAGGATAAAACATGCCTATTTCTCAAGCAATGTGCTCGTCGTTTAAGGAACAGCTTTTCCTGGGCGAACACGACATGGATACAGACACCATCAAGTTGGCGTTGTATACCTCGGCTGCTACGCTGGACGCATCGACAACTGTTTACACCACCTCTAACGAGGTGAGCAGTTCCGGGACCAACTACACCGCAGGTGGCAACACGCTGACGGGTGCTACGGTGTCTCTGAGCGGCACGACGGCGTTCGTGGATTTTGCGGATACCTCGTGGTTGACTGCAACCATCACGGCCCGTGGGGCGCTGGTGTACAACAGCAGCAAGAGCAACAAGGCCATCGCAGTGCTGGACTTCGGCTCTGACAAGACTTCGACCAACGGCACGTTCACGGTGCAAATGCCTGCGAACACGGCTTCCGACGCTCTGATCCGCATCGCCTGAGGCTGACATGGCAAACGCAATTTATCCGAAGTACAAGGAAGTAATCCTTGGCGCGGCTACCAACACCAACCTGTTGTCTGGCACGGTTAAGGTTGCATTGGTCGATACGGGGACGTACACCTACAACGCAGCGGATCAGTATCTGACATCTCTGACGGGTGTTGTTGGAACGGCTCAAACCATTGGCGCTACCAAGTCGGTGACCGATGGTGTGTTTGACGGAGCCGATGTGACCTACACCGCTGTGACGGGTAACTCTGTTGAGGCGCTGGTGATCTACGTGGACACTGGCACTGCGGCTACTTCACCGCTGGTGGCGTACATCGATACCGGTGTGACTGGTCTGCCGGTCACGCCCAACGGGGGGAACATAACGGTCACCTGGAATGCATCAGGCATTTTTGCACTCTAAGCCATGGCTGCACAAGGCACCACCACAATAAACTTCGGCGGCAGGTCTACTGATACGTCTGTGGCCGTGTCTGAACCATCCATCACGGGTTCGCAACTGGTTGAGGCGTGGATCTTCCCCGCCAACACGGCCAGCAACACTATTGACAACCACTGGGTCGAAGAGCTGAGCGTGGTCGCTGGGCCTCCCGTTGCTGGGGTCGGATTCACCATCTACGCGAAAGTATCAACGGGTTTCGGGCACGGCGTTTACAACGTCGGCTGGGTATACAACTGAGGAACTGACATGAGCGTTTCACTCATCGGCAAAGACGGCACGAATATCGCCACGATCACCAACGGCGTGCCTGTATTCACGGGTGATGCTGCATCTCCTGCTGGCGTTGGCTCATTGAGGATGTTCAGTGAGAACGATGCGGGGACCGTTACCGGCACGCCCGCCCTGGCTAGCCCAGAAACCACGAATGACCATCGCCTCCGAACTGTCAACGACACAATCTTAGACGACGAAGTATTCTGCTACGCCAACCAGAACACGGGAAAGCACAGCTACGCAGCCACCACGCTGACGATGGCGCTGACGGGCAATGCGCTGGTCACCAATAGCGGCAACATCACGACCATTAACACGGCGTCATTCTTCCGTACTCAGCAGTATTTCGGACTGTGCGGAAGCCAGGACGCAACGACTGTGGTGTTTGAAGCGGCTCTTTCGGCTGCGCTGGCAACGAACACCACGATTGATTTCGGGATGTTCTTGCAATCAGGAAGCTCGCCTTATGCACCTACGGACGGCGCGTATTTCAGGATTACTTCTGCCGGTTTTGCTGGCGTCATCAACTTTAACGGCGCTGAGACCACAACCAGCATCTTCCCGTTTACGCACACGATCAACCAAGTTTACGGGTTCAAGATAACCATCAACACCGATAAGGTGCAGTTCTGGATCAATAACGTTCTGTATGCGACGTTGGTCACGCAAGTAGCTAACGGTGCGCCATTTGCGTCACAGACTCTGCCGTTACAAATTCGCCATGCGATTGGCGCTACGGCGGCGGGTGCGGCGTTGTCTTTGCGGGTGTTTACGTACAACATCCAAGTCAACGACCAGACCAATCTTGATTATTCAAGCATTGCAACCATGCGCGGAGGTTCGACGCAGGTACAACAGGGCGCTACGACGGGCGGTCAGTTGACGACCTATGCCACGGGCGCTGAGCCTGCTGCGGTTACGTTGACAGCCAACACTGCGCCAGCAACCAACTCGCTGGGCGGTCTGTTCCTGCTGCCGGTGGCTATCACTCCTGCGGCCTCGGACTACCCGCTGTTTGCGTGGCTGAACCCGGTAGGTACGGCTGCAATTCCGGGCAAGGTCTTTGTCTGCACGGGCGTGATCATTGGTGAACTGTCTGTCACCACGGCGCTGACAGGCGGTCCTTTGCTACTCCAGTGGGCGATTGGCTACGGCTCTACCGCATCAAGTTTGGCAACGACTGAATCCACCACTTTCACCACAGGCGGTACTACCAAGATCGCTCGGAAGATCCCGCTGGGCGCTCAGAGTTTGCTGGCTGCATCTGCTGTCGGCGTGATCTCTCCAGGGTTCCAGCGTAGCTTTGCCGATGCCCCGCTGCCGATCAACCCCGGCGAATACTTGCACATCATTCTGCGGATTCCGGGCGGTACGGCAACGACTGCTGGCGCTCCCCGTGGATCTGTAGCTGTGCTCGGTTACTTCAGGTAATAAGTCATGTCACTGCTGCTTGCGAGCGGAAGCTCGCCAGCATCGCAAACGCTGTTCCCCAGCTTACTGGCGGAGACAAACAGCTTCTTTGGGGCCACGGTTACGGCAGGTGCTGTTAATCTGGCCCCAAGTCTCTATACAAACACAAATACCTTCTATTCCGCGACAGTCAGCACTGCTAATACGCTGACGCCTGCTCGGTACGACAACACCAATACTTTCTACGCAGCGACGGTTACGGCAGCAAACAGCCTGACACCTGCGCTCTACACAAACACCAATACTTTTTACGCGCCCACGGTCTCGTCAGCCAACACGCTGACCCCTGCGCTATACACAAACACCAACGTCTTTTATGCCGCAAATGTTTCGCTAGCGGTATCGGTGACGGTTCTTGTAACCGGCGTTCAAGGCGTTGGTCAGGTCGGTGCGTTTGCAAACGAAGCCTGGGGCGAGTTAGGTTGGGGACAGTCCACTTGGGGCGGAGCCTCTGGTCGCGTCATCGGTGATGCCAACGTATTCCCCACGGGCGTACAGGCCACGGGCCAGATTGGCACGGTCAACGCCTTCACAGACATCACGGTTGCAGTCACCGGGGTCCAGGCCACTGGCGCGGTTGGTACGGTTGTTGCCACAGGCGGCGTAATTCAGCCTGTCACAGGCGTCGAGGCCACGGGCTCAGTTGGTACGGTCACGGTCACTGGCACGGCGCTTGTACTGCCTACGGGGGTCTCTGCCACCGGGCAGATTGGCAACGTCACCATCGAGCTTGTGCAGACGGTGGTGGTCACTGGGGTGCAGGCCACGGGGTTTGTCGGGACGGTCACCGTCACTGGCGGCGCTACCATACTTCCCACTGGTGTTCAAGCCCTTGGGCTGGTAGGATACGTAAACGTCTGGGGCCTCGTGCCCGATGTGCAAACACCTTCGTGGACCCCGGTTGTTGTACCCGCTGGTACGTTATGGACTCAGCCTTCAACGACTCAAGACCCAGTGTGGACGCAAGTACCGGCAAACCCAACCACTTGGACTTTGATCCCAGACACTCAAACGCCTAACTGGCAGCAGGTAAACTCATGACGACTGCATACACCAATCTTCTCGGTCTCGCTCTCCCGGTCACGGGTGAACTGCAAGGTACTTGGGGTGACGTTGTAAACGACTCCATTACTTCGCTGCTGGACACGGCGATTGCGGGCACGACATCGCTGACCACGGACGCTGACACCACGCTGTCTGACACGGACGGGGCGTCCAATCAATCCCGGCAGTCCATTGTTCTGTGGAACCCTGCTTCTGGCACGGTAACGCGCAATATCACGGCTCCGGCGCGTAGCAAGACCTACGTGGTGATCAACGCCACGGGCGGCAGCCAGAGCATCGTGTTTCGCGGTGCAGGCCCGACGACGGGTGTGACGATCCTGGCCGGTGAGAAGGCTGTGGTGGCGTGGAACGGTTCGGACTTCGTGAAGGTCTCGACCTTCGGCGGATCTCCCAGCTTCACCAACGTGACGGTTACGGGCACAACAACGCTGTCTGGTTTGACGGCTTCCACGGCTCTGGCTTTGAACGCCAGCAAGGAAGTGGTGTCGGTGACCAATACTGGCTCTGGGAATAACGTCCTGGCAACCAGCCCGACGCTGGTAACTCCGGTCCTTGGAGCGGCTACGGCAACTTCTATCAATGGCCTGACGGTCAGCAGCACCACGGGTACGTTGACGCTGGCTAACGGATCGACGCTGGCTACATCGGGGGCTAACTCCCTGACGCTGACGACCACGGGAGCGACGAACGTCACGCTCCCAACCAGCGGAACTTTGGCTACGACGGCAGGTACGGTTGCATCCTTCAGCGCGGGCTCCACGGGCTTCACGCCCAGCACTGCCACGACAGGTGCGGTAACGCTTGCAGGCACATTGGCTACGACGAACGGGGGTACCGGCCTGACCTCTTTCACCTCCGGTGGAGTTGTCTACGCAAGCAGCACAAGTGCTCTGGCTACGGGGAGTGCGCTGACGTTTGATGGGACGAACTTTGCGGTTAGCGGTGTCGGAGTTTTTGGGGCCGGAACAACAAAGTTACGAACCTATTCTGATAACACATACAGCGGCATCTTCAATGGTGCATCCCTTGTGGCAGCAGAGTCCTTTTACATGGGCGCAGGGGGTCAGTTTTTTTATGCAGGCGGCTCCGAACAAATGCGCCTCACCAGCACCGGGCTGGGGATTGGGACGAGTTCGCCTACTGACCGTCTTCAGGTTGAAGCTAGTCTTGATGCTGCATCTGGTGCTTTTGTAAGGAACACAAATACCGGCAGTTCAGCTTCAGGCTCTGTTAGTGTTGCGTCCGGCGTTGGGAGCATTGTAATACGCGCTCACTCAGCGGCCCATTCTATATGGCCGAACCAAACGCTAATTAATTCAGGATCTGGATTTAGCGGTGGGTTGAATATCTTCCAAAATGGTGCAAGTCCAATTAAGTTTTGGACAGATTCCTCCGAACGCATGCGCCTGGACGCCTCCGGCAACCTCGGGATTGGGACGAGTTCACCAACCACCAAACTGACAGTTTCCGGTGGTGCCAAGATCGGCACTGGCGCGGCAACAAACAACGCCACGCTGATGGTCAATCAGCCAAACGGTTCCGCAA